GGCTCGCGCGAAAAGCCCCGATTTGGAGTCGAAAATGGTGCGATCTGTAGCGATTTCTAGCCAAATAACGCAGTTGTGACAGTTTCAACGATGGAAGAAACATGGGCCGATCTCCGAAACCAGCCGACGCACTGAAACTTACCGGATCATGGCGTGCCTCTCAGCGTGCCAAGTCCGAGCCGCCTAGAGAGGATGGAATCCCCGAGTGCCCAGAGTGGCTCGACGATGTTGGCCGTCGAGCGTGGCACGATTGGGTTCCGCGCATCGTTGCCATGCGCGTGCTGTCGCTGGCCGATCGCGATTCTCTGGCGATCATGTGCGACACATTCTCTCGATACCTTGAGGCGCGAAAGCAACTGGCCGAAGAAGGCGAAGTGATTCGCGTCGAGGGCGGCGATGGTCGCGTGACTGTGAAGCGCAATCCGTGGAGCGCAGTGCTTGCCGAGCATGGCGAGAGGCTCAGGAGAATGATGAGCGAGTTTGGTCTGACTCCGGTAGGAAGAGCCCGCGTGGGAGCCGCGAAGGAGGCGGCGAAGGATGCCAAGGAAATCGACATCTTCACCCGGCGAGCGTAAGCCGATCAAACCGCAGGAGCATCCAGCCGCTAAATGGAACACTCTTCCGGGATACGACGCGATCGCGACAGCCGGGAACTGTGTCTTCGATGAGAAGGCGGCGGATCATGTGATCCGATTCATTGAGAGCGCGTGCAAGTTGACGACGAGTTCTTGGGCGGGGATGCCGTTCAAGTTGCTCCCGTGGCAAAGGGCACTGATCGCGAATGCATATGGGTGGATGCGGCCGGATGGCACTCGGCGATATCGGCGTGTGCATATTCTCGTCCCGCGCAAGTGTGGCAAAACTGAACTAGGTGCCGCGCTGGCTCTGTATCACTTGCTGGCGGACGATGAGCCGACACCAGAAGTGATCTCGATTGCGAACGATCGAGCGCAAGCGGGCCGCTGTCTTGAAGCGGCGAAGCGAATGATTCGTGCCGAGCCCATGCTCGAAGGGCGCACAGAGGTCTACCAACATCGGATCATCGTTCCTACAACTGCTGGCGTATACAAGGTGATGTCGAGTGAGGCTCCGAGCGCACACGGCTTGAACACAAGCGCGTGCATCGCTGACGAAGTGCACGCCATGGAGAACCGAAGAGAACTCTGGGAGGCGATCGAGACCAGCGTCGGAGCGCGAAAGCAACCGATGCTCATCACTATCACTACGGCCGGAACTCTTCGCGAGAGCCTTGAGTTTGAAATGTATGACTACGCTTGCAAGGTTCGCGATCGAGTGATTGACAACCCATTCTTCCTCCCGGTCGTCTATTCGGCAAATGACGGCGACGACTGGACTAGCCCTGAAGTATGGCGCAGGTGCGCGCCGAGTCTTGGGCATACTGTTCACGAGTCTTACTACGCGGAGAAATGCAAGGAAGCGCAAGAGCAACCGAGCATGGAGGCTCCATTCAGGACTTACTACCTATGCCAACACATTACTGCATCGAATCGATGGCTAAGGATGTCGGATTGGGATGCATGCAAGAAGGAGTTCGATATGTCGAATCTTGCTGGACTCCCGTGCTATCTCGGAATTGACCTAGGTGAAACGAGCGATCTGACTGCGCTCACTGCTGTATGGACTGATCGAGAGGAGATATGGGTTCGCTCATGGGCCTACGCTCCCGATGAAGGTGCTCAGCGTAGGCAAAGGCGGGACAAGGTTCCATATTTGGATTGGGCTCGGCAGGGGCACATGGTGCTGACTCCCGGCGATGCGACTGACTATGAGTTCATGCGCCGAGAGATACTTCGTCTCGTCGGTGAACATCGCGTGCAGTGCATCGGCTACGACCCATACAACGCGAGCGGCCTAGCGCAGCAACTAGAGAACGACGGTCTCAAGATCAAGCGGGTGCCGCAGTCGTTCTACTACATGTCAGAGCCCACGAAGAGATGGGAGGCGGCAGTGACGAATCACAGGCTCAGGCACGACGGGAACCCGATTCTCACTTGGGCTATGTCGAATGCGGTTGTTGAGTTGGACAGCAATAGCAATCCGCGCGTGTCGAAGCGTAGAAGCACTGAGAAAGTTGACCCGGTTGTCGCCGGAATCGTGGCCCTAGCGGTGGCACTAGATGCCATTCCGGCGGTACAACAAGCGAGCCCCTACTCGGAGAGGGGATTCCTATGGCTCTGACTGATTGGATTTTCGGCCGTCAACGCGCTCCTGTGGTGGAGGAGCGCGCAGTAATCGACCGCACTCCCATCGGACAGCCGCCGGGAGGTGCTCAGGCGTATATCTCGACATACGCTGATACGGGCCGAACGATCACGCCAGAGAACGCGCGCGAGAGCCCCACGGTATACGCATGTACGCGTTTGATTTCTCAATCGATCGCGCGCATGGAATGGCGTGTGATGCGCCGCGAGGGCGGTATCTCGATGCCAGCGCGCGAGCATCCTCTGTATGCGTTGCTGAACATCGAGCCCAACTCCTACATGGGTGCAATGGTCTGGCGAGAGTCGATGTTGCTCGACTGCCTTTTGTATGGCAATGCGTACTCAGTCATCGAGCGTGATGCTTCTGGAACGCCAATCGGGTTGCACAAGTTGCGTGCCGACAGCGTGGAGATCACGCGTGGGGAAGATGGTTCTCCGCTGTACACCTACAACTCAGCGTTGAGTGGTGCTCGAAGCCGAGCGTCCCAAGTATGGCATGGCTATGACATTTTCCACCTTCGTGCGCCTAGCCTCGACGGACTTCTTGGCGAGACTCCCATTTATCTCGTCCGAAATATCATCGGCGTAGAACTTGAGGCAGAACGGTACGTTGCTTCGTTCTTCCGAAACGGCGCGCGTCCGGCCGGGCTCATCAAGGTCACCGGGACTCTTACCGAAGAGGCTCTAAAGCGATTGCGCCAATCGTGGCAAGCCGTGACTGGAGGAGCGGAAAACGCGGGACGCGTTGCCATTCTTGAGAGTGGATACGACTGGCAGAGCGTCAGTGTCAATCCAGAAGAGGCGAAACTCGTCGAACTCCGATCATATTGCCGAAGTCAAATTGCATCGGCTTTCAATGTGCCCGTACACATGGTCGGGGATGCGTCGAAAACTTCCTATGCCAGTGCAGAGCAGGGAAACAGTGAGTTCGTGCAGCACTGTCTATCGAACTGGGCAAGTAGGTTCGAGGAAGAGTGTGCCCGCAAACTGATTCGACAGAACGAAGAAATAGACACTCAAATTTCTTTCGACGCGATGCTTCGTGGCGATTTGTCGAGCCGCTTCTCGGCCTACTCCGTCGCCCTGAACAATGGCTTCCTAACTATCAATGAAGTGCGCGAGCGTGAGCAGTACGCCCCTATCGATGGTGGAGATGTTGCGCGCGCTCCTGTCAACCTTGCGATCGTCGATCCGAATGTCGGTAAGCCGGGCGATCCGTCTCAAATCGGACAGCCGCCAGCGGCTCCGGGCATGGAAGCAGCACCCGGCCCGATTGCAAGCATCGGCCCAGAGGCATCGGCCGAGCCTGTCTCGGGTGCTGTGGCTGGCGGAGAACCTGTCGCCAACACTGCTCTCAATGGTGCTCAGGTTTCTTCTCTCGTTGCTTTGGCATCAAAGGTGAAGACTGGGGAAATCCCCAAGCGCACAGCCATTGCCATCGCAAAGGCGGCGTTCCCGGCAATCGATGCGACTCTCATCGAGTCGATGTTCGCGCCCATCGACGAAGGAACTTTCGACAATCAAGCAACGGCGGTGGCTCCCGTTCCGGCTCAATCTCGCGCTAGGCGATGCAAGTCGTGTGAAATGGAGACTCTTGCGGCGTTCGACGAGAAGACTCGATCGTGTATCGAGCGCAAGATTCCAATTCTTCTCGATGAGGGATACGACCGAGATCAGGCTATTGCTGTCGCGATTGCCAAGTGCGAGGAGGGGCGATCGGTTCGCGATTGCGGAACAGGCGCGGGCGGATTCAAGCCCGGCAATGATTGCGCTGGTGGCGGAGACGGTGGAGACGAAGGCGACGAGTCCGATGGCGATGATGGCGGCAGTGTTAAAAAAAATTCGGTCCCGCTCGAAGACAAGGGAAAGAAGTCAGAGGTCGAAACTGAGGACGGCCGAAAGATCGATGTGATCGAGGTAGGAAAGCACTACGGCGAATACATCAACTTGTTGTACGACGACAGCAAGAAGGCAGGTATTGCAACTGAGTTCAATGAGGTTCGCGACCTTCAAGACTACGACGCTGAACCAGACGAGAATGTCATTTCGGCTTATGTCGGTGCGGCATATCCGTTGTTGACCGGGCAGGGCGACGCTTCTGAAAAGGCGTGGGATGCTATTGAAACGTATGGCGCGGAGGACTACGGAACGATCGATTACGACACCGTTGAACAGATTGTCAACGAAAAGATGGACGAAGCCCGAAAAGAGTGGGATGAACTGAACAAACAAACATGGATCGATGAAGACTGGGATTCACTAAGCGATGATGACAAGGATGGGAAGCGCGAGGAGTGGCTCGACGAGAGGTATCAAAAGATTCAGGCGGACATGGAGCAACAAAAAGACGATGCACGAGCCACTGCCATGCGAGATATGACCGTCGCAATCGAAAGAGATACTGCTAGTTCCACGTTGGCGTGTTGCATCCAACTTATGCGCGGCATGAGGTTGAGCCCTGAAAGACTCGATAAAATCATTCGAGAAGGCTCTATCACTCATACTGCGGTGAATAGTTGGACATCGAGTGGTTCTACTGCGGCGGATTTTTCAAAGGGCGCGGGAGGAGTCATTCTCGTGACCCGGAGCCCTCGCGCAGGATGGGTCAATGGAGACAACATCGGAGGACTCGATGAGGATGAAGTCATCCGCCCTCCATCTACCATGAGGATTGCAAAGATTGTCAAGTCGGAAGATGGCACGACTTTCCTTTTCCTCGATGAAGATCCGGACTACAAGGATTGAATATGGGTCTCGACAAGTTCATCACTACTGAAAAGAATCTTGGCGACTCGTCGTGGAGGAAACCACAGCACGTTCTTGATGCAATCAAGAATCGTCGAGAAGAGTCCAAGAGTAAGTCTCGATCAGTCGATCGGGCTTCGATGACAAGAGATTGCGGCACTGGTGCTGGAGGCTTCAAGCCGGGCAATGAATGCGCTAAGGGTGGCGATGGCAGTGGCGAAGGTGATTCGAAGCCATCGATTGGCAAGGGCAAGTCTGATGCCTGATTCGTTCAAGCCTACTGCTGGTATGCGATCAGAAGCCAAGCGCGGTCTTGCTTGGCGCAAGGAGTTCAATCGCGGCGGTACGGCTATTGGTGTTGCTCGTGCTCGGGACATTGTGAACGGGCGCGAGTTGCCTCTGGATACGGTCAAGCGAATGCATTCCTATTTCGCTCGACATGAGGTTGACAAGCAGGGTCAGGGATGGAGCGGTGGCGATGGTTTCCCATCCGCTGGGCGGATCGCTTGGGCATTGTGGGGCGGCGATCCCGGGAAGACATGGGCGGCAACAATCGTTGAGCGCGCTGAGCGCGCGGGAGGTTCGATCATGGAGCGTCGATTTGGTGACTCGCTTTCAGTATCAACTCGTGGGGGTAGGATCGAGGTTCTTCGCGGTTACGCCAGCGTGACCGAGACCCCATACCCAATCGGATTCGGCAAGGAGATCATCGTTCGAGGTGCATTCGCGCGTACCCTCAAGGAGCGTCCTGATGTCGTCGCGCTCTGGAATCACGACACCTCGATGCCGATTGCCCGGACAACCGCTGGAAACCTCCGGCTATCGGAGGACGATCGTGGGTTGCTGGTGGAACTTGAGCCGATCGATACTCAAGTTGGACGAGATGCCCGAATCGCTGTCCGATCTGGAGTCGTTTCGGCTATGTCGTTCGGATTCATTGTCCGCTCTGATCGATTCGAGGATCGAGACGGATCTGTGCATCGGATGATCGACGATCTCGAACTACACGAAGTTTCAGCGGTCACCTTCCCGGCCAATCCGGCCACCGATCTCATAGTGGATCGGCGATCGTTTGACAGGTGGAGCGTAGACAACCGAGACCCAAAAATGATTCGTCGTCGGTTCTGGCTTGGCCCCAAGCGTTGACCTAGATACACGGAAACGGAGAGGATAGGAGTATGGATCAGAAGAGCAGTCGAGCGGCATTCCTTCGATACCTCGCTCGTGGAGCGGCGGCTATTTCATCGGCCGACGCACAAGCGATCTACGAGTCTCGCGCAGTCACCGGAGGCTCTTCGGGGATTGCTCCTCAAGACTGGGCATCGTTCTTCATCGAATCGCTTCAGACTTCGTGGGTTCTGTCGCGCGTTCGAAAGGTCGATGTCAAGACGAACAAGTTGACGATCAATCACTACACAGAACAAGTAGAGACTGGGGATCGACTCACGAGCGACGAAGGCGGAACGCGAGTCGATGAGAATGGTTCGTTCGGTCTTCCTCGATGGCGTATCACGGATACTGCTCCAGCGAATTACGACATGAACTACGAATCTCGTGCAATCAATTTGCATGAGGTCGGTGTCAACATGATCGTATCACGCGAACTGATCGAGGAAGCAATCGGTAATGAAAGTGCCGAATCGGTGCTTCGCGACTTCCTTGTTCGAAAGTTGCAGACTGAACTTGAGCGACAGATTCTTGTTGGTGATCCGGCTTTGAACACCGATAGCCGCAAGGAGATGCAGGGCATCTGGAACTACCCGCTTTTCAAGTCTCCGTCAAGCGTATACGGCGAAGGCAATCAGGTCGTTGACGATGCGAACGGCTCGGCTGGCGGCGTGATCTCTGGGCTTCCTCGCCTTGAGATTGTGAGCCGGATCATCCGTCCATCATCGTACGGAAATGCCGTGTGGGTATTGGCGCGCGCCGCATCGATCTCTGAGATGTTCGTCACTTCGTCTGGCGGAGCAGCGCAGACGATTCTCCCTCTCGCTGGAATTTCTGGAAGCGATTCGGATTCTTACGGCTCGCTCTTCAATCGGCCGATCTACGGGATGCCGTACACGAACTACCAAGGCGAGGCAGACGCGACGGGCGATCGTCTTGCGATGCTCGTTGATCTCTCAAAGTATGTGCTCGCGATGCACACGACTGGCTTCCAAGTGGAGCGTTTGAACGAAGTGCGCGCAGCAACTGGACAAGTGGTTCTCCGGGCATCCGTCCGCGTGGGCGGGAACATGATCGATCCAAAGTCGCTCATTGTCCTGAAGGCTAACTAATCACCATTCCTATAAGGAGGAAAAACAATGGGTGATGCTTACAAGTCGATCGTGGATCAGATGGGTGCTCTCTACGCTGAGATGCAGAAGATGATGGAAGAAATGACTGCGGCCGATGAATCGGAACTAAGCGATGGAAAAGCAGGTCGAAGAGAAGAAGGCAAAGTATGACGCTCTCGCGAAGCGGCGCGACATGCTGGCCGATCTGAACTCCCGAGCCGCCAAGAGTGCTCACAGCATCGTCGTTGCTGAGCCCGTGAATGCCCGTACCGAAAGCCGCGGCGGTTTCCCGGTTCAGGGTGAGCAGTACGAAACTCGCTTCGCGGATTACCTGAAGAACGGTTTCCGCCGCGACTACGACACGCGCGCGCTCGCTGTCGGATCGGGTGACGGTCAGTACCTTCCTTCGCAAGCGTTCTTTGCTGAACTCCAGAAGTCGCTTGAGCAGGAGACTGCTATCTACAACCTGTGCCGCAAAATCAATGTTGGCACCTTTACCACCAACTTCACGCTCGAAGGTGACTTCACTTCGGCAGAGGCTCTTGAAGGTTGGTCTGGCGAAGCCGCGGCGGTCACTGAATACGACCCCACCTTCACCAATCTCACCTTCACTGGCAACTCGCTGCGCCGTCTGACGAAGATTTCGCGCGAACTCGTTCAGGACGCTCCGTCTCGTGGATCGGACTTCTCGATCGAATCGATGGTCGCGCAGCGCATGGGCCGTCTCTTCGGTCAGTCGATTGAGTACCAGTTGTGGCACGGCGACGGATCCGGCAAGCCTCAGGGTCTCAAGAACGCAAGCATCGGTGGTACTGCGCTGACGACTACCGCTACCTCGCTTGCTACCGACGGCACGCTCACGCAGGACGAGATCATCACTTGGATCTATAGCCTTCCCATGAAGTACATGAAGAGCCCGTCGTGTGCGATCGTGGCTTCTCAGTCTTTCTACGCTGCTGTCCGTAAGTTGACCGAGAAGGTTACTGGCTCGGGCGGACACTTCTCGTCGCCTTACCTGTGGGAGCCGTCGTATCAGGCGGGCACCCCCGATCGTCTGCTCGGCATTCCGGTCTATGTGACTCCGTGGGCTCCGGCGTTGGCTTCCACCGCGAATCAGGTCCATGCCATTGTTGGCGACTTCTCGCACATGGTCGTTGCCCAGCGAACTGGCGTGAGCATTCAGGTTCTGAACGAACTGTATGCCGCGACTGGACAGGTTGCGTATCTGGGCGAGACTCGCCTCGATGCGAAGATCGTGCGCCTCGATGCCTTCCGCATGCTGCGTAACTGATCGCTCTGGAAGATGATTTCTGAGGGGCGGGCCGCAAGGCTCGCCCCTCTTTCACTGAGGTTGAGCCATGAAGATCCATGTATTGAAAGCATTCGCAACTGCCGTGGGATCATGGAGCGCGGGAATGCGATGCGAGATTCCGGATGATGATGCCGAGCGGTACATTCGTGCAGGGTTAGTCGAGCGCGACGAGCCCACTATGGACACTCCCGAGCGCGGCCGCGTGCGGCTACGCAAGGCGACTAAGGAGGGGCCAAGTGCTCTCGATTGACGGCGCGACCTACCTATCGAATGTCGAGACAGCATCCGCGGCAAATGAGCCAGTCACGACGGCGGAAGCAAAGGCGCATCTACGGATTTCGCACACGGATGAAGATGCCCTGATTTCATCGCTCATCGTTGCCGCGAGGAACTATGTCGAGGGTCTTGCCAATCGGCCTCTTGTTCAGCGTCCGTATGCTCTGAAACTCGACCGATTCCCGATGTTCAATGAGATCATTCTTCCGGCCGGGAAGGTCTCTGCTGTCGCCTCGATCACATATGTAGATATCGCTGGCACGACTCAAACGCTTTCAGCCAGTGGATACACAGTCGAGACGCAGCGTCTTCCGGGTTCGGTTGTTCTGAATCCGAGCAATCTCACCGCGTGGCCTACCAGCCGCTTCTACGCCGGAATCGCGAGCGTCACGATCTCATATACCGCTGGGTATGGATCAACCGCTTCCAGCGTGCCACAGGCTCTTCGGCAAGCCGTACTCATGTCTATCGGATATTGGTACGACATTGCACGCGAGACTGGATCAGAAGTTGCACTCAAGGAAGTTCCGCATGGTGTAGAAGCACTCGCTCGCATGTACAGCGTTCCGAGATTCGCATGAAGCGCATTCGATCCGGTCTCATGCGTACCCCATTCGAGGTGCTGAACCGCACAACGACGCTCGATGAGTTTGGACAGAATGTCCCGTCGTTTCTGTCTACTGGCACAATCATTTGGGGATATCTGAAGGGGCTCAATGCTTCTGAAACCGTAGAGCGCGAGCGTGTGAACCACTCTCGAACCTATGAGATAATGATTCGAGCCAAGGAAAGAAGCCTTTTCTCAAATACGAGTCGATTGCAGACAGATCGGCAAGTATTCGAGATCGAGGGCGAGCAGGAGTACGACGACAGACAGCAAACAATCACCCTCCGTGTGCGGGAGATCATCTAATGTCGAGACCATTCTTCGATGGCATCGAGGTGTCGGGAGGCGAAGACATCGTTGCGGCATTCAAGAAGTTGGAGCGCGACATCCAGATATCTCTCGTCGAGCGTGTCGCCGATGAAACACTCGGACGAATCGCAGAGGCGATGCGTGCCGAAGTTGGATCTCTTCGCACGCGCACGGACGAGCCATACACGGGCAAGGGTGGCGATGGTCGAAAGTGGCCCTACATTCGCAAGAAGCGTCCGGCAACTCCGGGCATGGCGAGAACCAAGGTGTCTTCCTCTATTGCGGTGATCCCGCTTGGGTCTCAGCAGCGAAGGCTTTATGTCGGCAAGCGCATCGGAGTCACTGGTAAGTCTGGAGCGTTCTATGGTCGATTGATGGAGAAGGGTTTCATGGTGCGCCGCAAAGGGCGCATGCGTGGATGGGTCAAATCTGATACGAAGATTCCCGGTAAGTGGATGTTCCTGAAGTTGTTCAAGCGTCTACAGCCGGGAGCGGAAGCACAGGCTGTAGCCGCTTTCACCGAGTTCATCCGAGATTGGACTGCTCCAGCAAAGAGTAAGTCGTCGGGGAATATCAAATGACTGCCCAAACCGTATGGAACATCGAGACAGCGGTGCGATCGCGCGTTGCCGCTACTGGATCGATCACAGCCATCATCGGAACGAATCCTGCTCGGGTCTATCCCGAGATTCGATTCGACGGGCAAGCATTGCCAGCCATCGTGTATGAGTTGAACTCGTCCAGCCCATTTCAGACGCTAGCCGGAGCGCACACGCTGGCTAGATCATCGGTCGGAATCCACTGCCTATCCGACGACAAAAAGGTCTCGATCGACCTAGCACAGAAGGTGCAAGTGGCTTTTGACGACTGGACACAGGACTTCACTGAGGGAGCGACACTGAAGTTGAGGGTCTGGCGAACCAGAGTGTCGTCGATCGTGACGGATTACCAAGTACCAGCGGACGGTGCGACCTACGGTTTGTATATCGCGACAATCGAACTAACCTGTCTTCATACCTGACCTAAGGAACGATCATGGCACTTTCTTCATACAGCACAACCCTGAGTATCGGTGGCAGTCTTCTTGGCGAAGTCACCAACATCGCCATCGGCGGCTCGTCGCTAACCGAGATCGACATCACGAACCTTTCAAGCACGGACAAGGCTTACATCATGGGCGCGCTCGAAGCGGGCACGCTCACGGTGGACTTCTTCGCGCCAGCAGACTTCGCATCTTTCTCGCCGGGCTTGATCCCAGTCAGTGGAGATAACACTGCGTCAACCTTCGTCATCGCGTTCGCTAACAGTGC